TGCAGCGTCATTGCTAAAACAAACACGGCCAGTAGTCGCATTTGGTATCTCCTTGATTATGGTACGATAAACTACTTTAGTCTCTGCNCTNTTTNCNTTATGGGCTTTTACCAGCTCACGCCCCATTGTATCAATAGCGGCNANATANTCACGTTCTTTTTCCAGCTGTTTGACTANTTCTTGTGAGGCTTTACGCTCTGCACTTTGATAGCCTTTGAAATATGCAATAGAATGNGTNATGGCAAGCGANGCTACAACAGCGAGTATCAAGTACGGCTTAGGGATGANTGAGAATAAACCTATCATTTAACCAGCTCCTGTGTGGAGATCACGCGAAGAACTACGTTTACACCAGCCACTAAGCCAACGATAGCTAGATAGACTTTAGGGTCAAATTCACCTTGCACAACACTAAGCGATGCCTCGACAGCAGTGCCTATAGCTACGAGCACATTGAACCATAAAGTCTTGCTCTTCCACCATTTTTTAGCATGTTCATCCACTAGTAACTCCAAACGGTAGGACCGGGAAGGTTAGAACTCATGCCGAGGTGTATAAAACGCCCAGTACCCTTTTGTTGGACGCCTATCCGAGTAAAGCCATGCTTGATCGCCAGTTGGATTATACGATACGCATCTGCACCTTGCACTGCAACATCACAAGCTAAGCCCGAAGTGTGTTCTCCAGAAATTGTTTTTTGTCTTTCAATCGGGTGGCTTGGGTGGCGATATCCTGAAGTAATTGTCATGGGTTTACCGTATTCAATACGCAATGCTTGAAGCTTCGCCATGAATTCAGGCTTCATCTCGTTCTTACCGGTATGTTTACAGGCGAACTCTGATTCTTTAAAGTTAGGATATTTTGTCCAGTCCATCTCGGCCCCTTAAGCAGTGCGTTTCCACATATACACAGTAATATACGGCTGAATGTTAGCATTAGTGCCAGTTGAGCCTTGTGTATTTACGCTAGTTGAAACTGAGATTCCCGTAGTATTACTGTTTATAGTAACTGCTTGATTTACAGTACCGCCAGCTACAGCTCTACCTGAACCTTGAGTCCCCGAATTACCTATAGGCGTTAAAGTGTGAGCGTGTCCGGGATCTGTTACCGTAGAAGTAGCAGTGTGCGAGTGTGATACTACAACTGCATCATAACTACCTCCAGTTTCCTCGGCACTATCAAATAAAGTATTAGTACCATCAAAGCCAACCAAAACTCTACCCGCCCCAAACGCCACCCAAGTACCAAACCCAAACAATGTAGCTGGGTTAGTAGAAATTACCGCAGTGTATACACTACCGATAGGATGTAACGTTTGTAAAGCTTCTTGTACAAACGCAGTTGTTGCGACCCTAGTGGTATTATTACCAAATGCTTGTGTTGGAGCAGTGGGGTTAGTGGTAAATGCCGGTGAATCAGATAACACAACACTACCAGTTCCCGTAGATGTAACTACTCCTGTACCCCCGTTAGCAACGGGTAAAGTGCCTGTAACCTTAGCGGTTAGATCAATTGTGCTGTTAGCGATATTATTGTTAGTAACTACGCCATTATCAATAGTCCAAACAGACCCATTACCACTAACAGCAATATCCCCTTTATCGCCATCTAACCCTACAATGGTCCCTATTTCTAGTGTAGGTACATAATCAAACGCCTGTACAACATTAACGCTGTCTGCATACACCATGGCTGTTCTGCCGTTAGGTATAGTGACTCCGGTTCCAGCTGCAGTCTTAACTATAATGCTCTCTGATCCCGTTGTGTTATTTTCAATGATGTAGGGTTTGTCGATCGCTGGGACTATGAGGTTTCTCGTACCAGTCAACGGTACTGTAGATGTAACATTTAGGATATAGTGTCGTGCGACTTGCGAGGCATTGGAGTTGACTAGCGTCAGCGTTAAATCTACATCACCCATAACGGGGTTTGCTCTACCGACAATAGCTTCTTCCAGCGTGGTGCCTAGGTTTACGTTATTTGTTGTACCCCACGTGTTGTCCTGTTCACCAAGTCCGATTAGTTCTACTTTTAAACTTGAATATGTTGATGCCATTAGTGTAGTCCTTTGTTTTTACGCAGCAATATCAGTCCAAACTGTAGTCTGCGAGTCGTTGACATAGTGCCACAAATCTGGTTCGATGTCACTATAGGTTTAGCTTGATCTACTTATACTTCTTCAGCGCAGCAAAGGGTGGTACCCGGTTAGCATACATTACTCTGGGGAACCCTTTATGTGCTTTCCATCCCATGTTAATAGTCATGTAGCGCTTAGTAAATGGTACTGGCACTTGTGCTTCAAACTTAAAACTAGTACGGAAACACTTGCAACAACCACCACAGGCTACCCGAGTTTTCTTTACCCTGTTCGTTTTTTGTGTGTCAGTTTTTTCAAGTGGGCGACTAAAGATGTTATACATAAAGCCGTACGCATTATTACGGTACATCCACAGTACACGGCAGCAATATCTGATCCACCAGCTATTGTCATAATCTTCTTGAGTAGCTTCTCGTAGAAACTTAAAGAAGCTTGTAGTGTTAAATGCGCCATACCACCATTCATCGACGGCATTGTCATGGGTTTGAAACCAACGGAATGGTTTAATAAGGTAGTCTCGTTTTAACTCAAATGTACCGTTATTCCAAGGGGCACGTTTAACCCTGTCCATTCTAGGTTCAGACGTTGTGAATAAAGCAGCTAATGGGTTTGTTAGATAGCATAACACCTCTATAACAAGTGCAGGGATAAAGTATATAATCCAGACGACTAGGTTACTCATTCTCTAGCCTCCTAATCTCATTTCTCCACTCTTGTCGTTGTAGTAACAACTCAGGTTTTTCTTTATCATAATCAGCAAGAGCTACATAGTCAGTTTCTGTAAGTTGCCACTTAAGTTCGTTTATGCGGTTAACCTTAAGCTCTTCTTCTGTTGGAGGAGCTGGCTCAGGTTCTTTAGGCGGTTCAGGAATAACTTCATACACCCAAACACCCTCCCATCTAGCTCTTTTACCCTCTACTGTTTGTGGCTCTTCTGCCTCAACAGCTCCGGCAGGGATTAAATACACTCCGGGTTCTAGCGGAGATTCATCTGCTACCACCATTCCAACAAAGAACCCTTGTTCGTCTAGTTGAGAAACTAATTTATGCGTCATGTAAGTTGCTCCTTAGAATTTTATGCAGGCCAAAAGCGCGATGTTGCGTGGCCTTGTTTCTGTACCACCAGTGCTTAGGGTGTCTGGTGGGGTATAGCCAGCAGCTTGTGCGTCCCTACTATAGCCTGCTGCTGTCGATTGAGTAGAACCAAACCGGGAGGTTGTCGCTGCTAAACTGTGTGTGTGTGATTCAAAGGCATCTGCTTGTGCGGAACCAAAAGCTCTCCCAGAATCTATTCCCCTACCGTCATCCCAGCCTCGTATAAACTCACCGCGTAAATCGGGTAAGGTAAAGGTTGTTGAACCATCCCCAACTCCAAAAGTAGTACCTATAGCAGCAAACAAAGCGGCGTAGGTAGAACGAGATACTTGAGCGCCATTAGCTTTTAAGTAGCCAGTAGGGGCAGTGTTTGCAGCTACATACAACACCATACCAGAAGGGACTCCTTCTGGAGGAGCAGAACTAACCCAAGTTGTACCATTAGATGTAAGTAAATTGCCACTTGTGCCCGGAGCAACAGTTAGTGGGGCAGAAGTGCCATTACCAAGTAGGACGTTGTTGGCTGTTAAGGTTGTTGTACCTGTACCACCTGATGAAACCGGTATAGCAGTCGTTGTGGTCAAAGAGCCTACCTGCATCGTTGATGCATAATCAAATGCCTGCACGACATTAGTGCTATCAGCATACACCATAACCTTTTTACCGTTAGGGACTGTTACGCCGGTACCAGCTGAAGTCTTAACTATGATGTTTTGATCGCCACTAGTGTTGTTTTCGATGATATAGGGTTTATCAATCGATGGTACTATGAGGTTGCGGGTGGTAGACAGCGCACCAGATGAGGTTACATTCAGTATGTAGTGGCGTGCAACCTGTGTAGCGTTCGTATCTGTCAGGGCTATAGTGAGATCAGCGTCAGTTGCAAACACTGCATTTGCTCGGCCTACCACGGCTTCTTCAATAGCTGTGCCTAAGTTAGTGTTTGTCGTTATGCCCCACGTACCGTCTTGTTCGCCGGTAGCAATAAGCTCGATTTTTAAAATTGGAGTAAGTTGATGCCATTGTAGGCCCTTGTTAAACTGAATGCCCTGACAGCGGTTGGCTTGTAACATATATGGCAGTGTGTTTTTTCTGCTGCCACGGATTACCGCAATCATTACACATTTCTTGTTTATATTCAATAGCATCAACTTCTAATCCACAATGAGCGCATTCCAGCACTATCTCGTGTTTAGGGTCAACGCACCCGTTTAACTGTTGTTGCTTCTATTATCATGCTGCTATATCCTTCCAGTTAGTAGGGTTGAGTATCATTAATGTCTGTCCATACCCCGTCCGCCACTGTCGCCTATTTCAGTCCAACTTGCTTCGGCAGTAGTGTTNNTTACGCCCCAGTCACTCACTCTGAGCATCTATCTACTAGCTGCCATAGAGGGTTCTGATTATCATCAATTTGCCCCCATACTAACAATTTTCCTAACACTCCTGTGGCTTGTACCCCGATAGCGTTTACATCGGCTTTTGCATTTACCGTTACATTACCGCTTAATAACACCGCCTCGACACCGACAACTGCTACATCTACACGGATCAAAACTACTACCGCACCTAGCTGGCTTGTACCATGCAGCCCGGTTACATTTACTACTGCTGAGCCCACTACTTGTTCTTCGCCTAGCTGCGCTTGAGCCTGAACACCTGTTAGCGATGTAACCCCTGCAGCCTCTACATTAACCGCACCTGTTTCACCTAGTGCTTGAACCTCTGCAACCAATATGTTGTTACTAGTTATTAGCGCAACATTGCCTAGCTGATTGACACCCTCTACCCCAGTAAGCAGCACATTAGCCTGAGCTACTACTTGTTCTTTACCTAGCTGTCCAGTAGCTTCTACGCCCGTTATAGCGATATTATTATTTGTCGCAGTGGCTACTACCCCCAGCTGCGTTTCTCCTTCTACCCCTACAAGCGTGACATTTGCTTTACCTAATACTTGTTCTTCGCCCAGTTGTCCGGCGGCTTCCAAACCTGTAAGTGTTGCATTTGCCCCCCCCGCAACAACTACAGCTCCAAGCTGAGTTGTCCCCTCTACACCTGTTACTAGGGTAATTGCAATGCCAGTTACTTGTTCTTCGCCCAGCTGTCCGGTAGCTTCTACCCCAGTAAGGGTTGTGGTGGCTTCTGCATTTACTACTACTGTACCAACTTGGCCTTGTGCTTGTACTCCGGTAAGGGTTACGTTCGCCTTACCTGTTACTTGTTCTTCACCTAATTGCCCTGTGACTTCTACGCCCGTTAGTGTAGTGTCGGCTTCAGCAATGACTATTACACTCCCAGTCTGACCTGTAGCCTCTACCCCAGTTACATCTACATTAGCTTTTGTGCCTGTACACTCATTCCAATTACTTTCACCCCACGTGCCTCGGCCCCAACCGCATGTAAAGGATACGGTTACACTGCCCTCCTCGGATGTTGCTTCTACTCCGGAAACAGATACGCTTGCTCCTATAGCTACGGCTACAGTTCCGACCTGCCCAGTACCTTGAACACCTGTAGCGGTCGTGTTTCCTACGCCAGTAACTGTGGTAGTGCCGGTAATTCCAGTAGCTTCTACGCCAGTTACACCAACTCGTGTGGTGTCATCATCTACAAGTGATGAAAATGGTGCTTCTGAGAAGGGGCTACTTCCGAACATCGGTTATGATCTTTCAGGCCAAAAAACTTCCTGTATATAGTATACGAGGGTCATATAAACCCCTATGCAGGATTAAATCTACTAATTTGTGGTAAAGTCCAGTAAACACCTCCATTGGTTGTGGTGAAATCAAATACGGCTATTTCGCCTGCAAAAGCTTGGTTTGACCCCGAAGCTCTATTTTCATCATAAAGTATTGTTTCATCTGGAATTCTAACAGCACCTAATGTACCGGAGTTGATAACTGTAACTTCATGTCTCATCTCATAAACGCCCGTAGATGGAACATTAATAAATTCAAGAAAAGTTCCTGTATCTTCATTTAAAGCTGAAATAGAAATAGTGAATGCAACCCAATCATCGGTGCCTGTACTAGTAAATGCACCGGGGTCATATGTGCCAGCAGTTTCTGCTATTTTATACGCCGCCATAACCGTTTGACCGGCGACCGTTGCTTGAACTGCTTCTATTAGCTGGTAACCAGCAGGTGCGCCAACACTACCAGCGACGTTAACATCGTCCAACAAACCAAAAATTAGAACAAAAGCCGCCTCGGTTACGCTTGCTAGGCTTGGTGGATTTGGGTTACCGGTTGTGCCACTTGCAACGCTAAAAATTAATGAAGAATTATCGACGTTTCTTATACCAACAGCCACGGCAGCTGATGCAGTGCTTATACCAGTAATAGTCACCGAAGTATCTGGAGTTGACCCCATTACTTTATATAATGTTCTTGTAAACTCAGTACTGTTACCTGTTGTTTGGCTTATGTTAGTCCAACCCGAAGGTAATGCAGGAGCTGAGCCGTCAGAACCACAAGCCACTACTACCACATCACCTTCTATTAAATCATCGGGCATGGGTAATACCATACTTGTCACTGAACCAACACCCAAAGATGAAGACCCAACAAGTCTTACTGTTCTAGTGATTGTTGCCTCGCCATTAGCCGTATATTTAAAATAATTACCAGCAGCACAATCAATTGTAACAGTGTTAGTGTCAGTATCTAATGTTGGGGTTACCAGCTTCCATTGAACTCCGGTACTAACCCACTGACTACTGTCATCATCTGTGTAATACACATATAATTGTTTATCGGTACTATCAACCCATATATCACCTTCCATGGGGTTAGTTGGGGGTGTTAAATCAATTGTTGTAGTGTTAGTTTTACTTGCTGGATATGTAACGAAAACTTTTTTCTCACCCGCACTAAAATTAACCAGCGAGCCATTATTTGAAGAAGCAAGTATAGTGTTACGACTAAGTGTGGTACCTGAAGCTGTATATGTACCTACCCCAACTTCCCATTCAGTATCGCTGCTAATTGCGTAGTATGTAGTGTTGCCATTTCCTACTACGGAAAAAGATTGAAACCCAGCTACTGCACCGGAAAGTGTGACTGTACCGGTACCTGTAGAGTTGGTGGTTTCTTGAACGCGATCCTTAACGATTAGCGCCATTTACACCCCTTAAGCAATGCGAATGATCGCGTTAGTGGCGTCTGCCGTTGGGAAGATGATTGTAAAATCGCCGTTGGTTGATGTCTTGTCCCCACCAAAAGCTAACACCGCTACAGCCTTATTCGACTTAGAGCTGTTGTAAATCAATGCACCATTCGCAGTAATTGTTGCAGAGGCCCATGTGGTATCCGCAAAGTCAGTAAATGCGGTAGTGCCTGACGATGTTGGGGTTACGTTGGTCAGTGTGTTACCACCAGCGGTGTAGTTGCCAGTAGAAGCCACTTCATTAGATGTTGTATACGCGGTCGTAGACGCACCTAGTGTAGCGGATGATGTGTACAAAGCGATCTTGAATGTATCACCTGTACTGTTAGTAAAATTGTGTGTAGCAGTCAGCAGTTCTACTTTAAAGCTGGTGCACATTGCTTGTGAGATTGCCATAAGGCCTCCTATTTAAGTATATCAATT